AACAATTATATATTGCTCACAGAAAGTCTTCTGTCAATCTCTTCGTGATATGCTTTATCTCCACTTTTATATCGTGGATCAGATTGAGCACGAGCTAATTCTTGCATACTTTTAAATGGCATGGTTGTTACACCGTTCACTGAACCCTGTGTAAGCTTAGGCTTTGCACCTACTTCGTTTTGATAACGTGCGTACAGTCCTTGAACTGCTAACTTAGCTTGCGAAATTGTACCCCCGGTAACCGCTTCATCAAAAGCATCGATTTCTTCTTGTGGTAAATTCTCGTTCGCCCACTCAGCCATCGCATCGTAGTTGCCTTGAGCCACGCTTTTGATTTGTCCTTCTTCAGATGCTAACAATGCTTGCTGACCAGCTGCGTAGCTGTCAACTAAATCACGTGGTAATCCAGCTTTCTCTAATACGTTATAAGTTTCCTCACTAAGTTGACCGTCGTTTTCAAAGAACTCTTTACTTGCTTCCGCAACCGCTTGGTATGCTTCACTAACACCCTCTTCACTTTGTTCCGTTTCGTCCTCAGCTTCCTCTTCAACTTGTTCAGGTTCCTGTTGCTCTTCTTTAGGAGCTTGTCCAAGTTTCTTTTCCAGCTCGGAGTACGCTTTCGACATATCCTCCGGGGTCTTGAACTTTTCCGGGAGCCACTCTGGGCGGTCTTCCGTTTGCGGTACGTCCGCTTCGGCTTGGGGTTGTTCTTCGGTGTTGGGTTTCTCTTCGGGTTCGATTTCGCTTGGTGCTTTCTCATTTATCTCTACTCGGTGTAATTCAGCCATTTGTTATTCCTCTTGAGGTGGTTCTTGTTGTGCCATGTACTGCTCCTGTGCGGCATTGATAGCAGGTGCGACTGCGGGTGCTCCGAGTTTCTGTGCCATCTCCATCATCTGTTGCTGTTGCATAGCTTGTTGAATTTCTTCCTCCGTCTTAATCAATCCTTCCGTCTCGATACCCAAGGCAGTAGCTCTTCGTTTGAAGTAATCAGATACGTTTAAGTATTGATTGACGGCTTGTGGTCCTACTATTTGGTTAGCTCCAGCAAGGAACATATCCAATCTATTCAGATCATTACCACGACCAAGAGCTTCAACTCCTGTAACAATAGTAGGTTTAACGATGTCCTTTGGTATCTTAGGTAATCTCTTACTCTTAGACATCTTATCCATTAAACGACTGACGATGGGTAGCTGTAGCTCCTGTGATAACAAAGAGTAAAGACCACCCAATGCAGCCTCCAACTCCTGACTGAGCATTCTTATCTCCTCAGCTGTTACACGTTCTGCATCTCTCACTACTCCAGATGTCAGTAAAAATGCTTGGCTCAATCGGTCTGTTATACCAGCCATAGTAGCTTGAGCAGTACGGAAGTCATTGAACTTATTAAGTTGTAACACCGATACATCTGCTTCACTACCTTGTACGATTGCACCGTTGGGTGCTTCTGCTAATGTTCTTGATCTTGTTGTACCGTTCGGGTTGACCATGAACAATACCTTCGCAGCTGCTGCACTACCTTCGACAATCGCTTTTGTAAGTGCTTCCAACGACTTGAGGTCACCGAGGTACTCCTCAACAAATCCTCTGCCGTAGTCCTCTCCATCAATCTGGGTGTAACGTAATGGGAGCCACGGGGACTTTTCAATCGGATACTTACCCACACTTTCCTCGATGAGCATACCCTTGACGTCTTGGTATACATTGAAGTGGTCATCTTCTCTAACTACTGCTGTGTATAAATCACAACTGTTCTCTTTCTCTTCTCTGTATACTTCCTCTCTTACGGATTCAGGAAGCATCATAGGAGCTACTGTTTCTTTAATAGCTATGTGTGTAACGTTACCCATTGGGTCTCTCTTCACCACATAACGATCCAGTTTGAATACTCTCATACCACCCTCATCAGGGAGATATAACAAAGAGTTACCAGTAACCAATAAGTTCTTGAGTGCTTGGAAGATACCGTTCCTGAAGTTCTGTACTTCTACTTCCTGTGATACACTACGCTCTACATCAGATAATGCTTTTTCTAAATCAGTACGTAGTTGTTCTGCTCCTTCTACACCGAGATCTTCCTTTGCTTTGTCTAACTCATAGCGATCTATAACAAGACGAAAGAACGGAGCGTTAGGTGGAAGCAGTGCAAGCAATAGCTTACTACTTAGATTTAATACTCCTCTAGCTCCGATGCCTTGATACGGTGTGTAGTACTTAGTAGCGTAGTTGTGACCGTCAGGTGGTAAGACATAAGGAAGTGTAAGCTCAGAAGCTGTACGTCCTCTGTCTAAGAATGACCACCGCTGGTTCTCCAACGAGTGATAAAGCCCTTGGGCTGTTTCGTGCATACCTTAGATAATCTCGTCGCTCGTCCACTCAGGGCCACTCAAGATCGCAAGTATCTCTTCATTATCGTACTCCGTCTTGCCGAGCAGAAAGAATGGTTGTGTGCCTTCGTACTTAACGAATGTCTTAGTGCCGTCTAATGAATAACGAAGTGTGTCGGCAGATGTTTCGGCTACTTGGTCGAAGTCTACCGAGTTAACCTCAGAGGAATCTATTATTACATAATTCATAATTAGTAAGGCGTGTTAGTTGACCAAGGACTTGCTGGGAAGTTTGTAAGCGTACCGTCATTTGATCCGACCACATCGCTTAATGAAGTACCACTTCCGTCTTCAAATCTATAAAAAGCAACAAGTCCTGATGCGTGTAAATTATTATCGTAAATCGAAGCAACTTCAGAGGCTGACAATTCTTTGTTATAAAAAGCTAGATCATCCATCTTCCCATCAAAAGTACCAAACTGGACAGTAGAGTTTGCACCTATCCTATTAAAAGCTATATCACTATCTGTTGAGGTTGCTCCTGTTACAGCATTAGAAGTTGTATTTCTGTAAAAGGTATAGTTAAGACCAGCGTCTCTAGTTATTACAACATGTTGCCAACTCCCTGCTGTTAAATTAGTAGAAGAAACAACACTCGTAGTAAATCCCGTACCCCCCCTGAAAGACAATGTACCGCTGCTATTAGCATAAATAAAAATATCATTAGTTGATGTACTGCCCAATATTACATAACCAGCTATATCATCAGGATATACCCACATACTAATACTGAAAGCACCAGATATGGATACATTAGAACTTAAATCAATGTAGTCATTTGCACCATCAAACTCTAAAGAATAGGCGTTAGCTCCGTAATCTATCCCATCATTAATATAAGATCGCCAATTAGCACCGTCATATATGATGTAGTTCTTCGTGTCTGTTTCAAAGTAAGCATCACCCGCAGACGGCGAGCCGGGGCGTGTTGAGAATGTGGTTGTTGGTATTGTTGTTGGCATGGCTATTAAGAATCGTTGTTAAAGATGTACCAACCACCGTTGTGATAGATGTAAAAGTCGTTGGTATAAGTAGCGTTATCTGTACCAGCATCATCTGTAGCGAATGCGATATTAACTTCACCACTCGGATTGGTAGGTGTGCTTGCTAAGATGTTCGCTTCTGTATCTCGTGTGGTTACATTGAATATAGGTAACTCTGTAGGACTAGCTACTATACCTAATCCGAATGTAGGAATAGCGTACATTAAGAAGCAGTGTCTCCAGCAAGAACAAAGGTGTCAGCAGCATAAGCAACTACACTAGCTACTCCGTATTGTCCGTTTATCTTGGTGTGAGATTGTCTGTTATTGATGGTAGTTCCTGAAGCAGCGAAGCTTACTTGACCCGCTCCCTTTTGTACGAAGCTGCAATTAAACCCAGCCCCTAAGCCGCTTGGTACTGTGACAGTTACAGCAGAAGCATTGTCTAACACTACTACTTTACCGTTATCTCCAGCTACTAATGTATAAGCAGTTACTGTTTGATCGCTGATCGATGCGTCGAAGTTACTGATAGCGTTTCCGTTAAAGTCGTAACTTGATAGGTTGGAGGCAGATGCTTGCCCCATTAAATTGGTAACAGATACTTGCTTGGTGGTGGTGTCGGTGTCGTCAACAATAGCAAGTATGTCTGCTCCGGCTGGTGTTGTAAGTACACCTAATTCAGATATTTTTTTATTAGCCATGAGTATTAAGCGGGTTCAAATAATAATATTTCTAGTTGTTCTGTTGTCAATGCCTCTCCAAACTCCGTAAAGATTGCTCCGTCTATGGCTGAATCAAATCCGTAGAGCGTACCAAACACAGGTCGTTCTAAGTTACCGGGTTTATCTAGTACGCTATTAGGTTTAACGAATCCTGATGTGAAGGTGAGAGACATACTTATAAAGAAGCGACAGTACCAGTAGCAAAGACGCTGTGAGTACCTGCGGTGTAAGCGGAGACGTTAGCTCTTAGCTTTTCGTAGTGTCCGTGGTCATCACGAATCATAAATGAACCATCTGTTGTAACGCTTTGACTATGAATAACATGCCAAGCTCCACCGATCCACGCTTCAATATCTACTGTAGCTGCTCCTGCAACAGAGGTGCTAACTATAAATGTCCAACTCTTTGTACGCTCCGTATTGAACTCAGTTCCTGTCCCTGTTCCCGTAGCGTTGCTCAACAACGTCTTCTTATCTAAACTAATCATATCTTTATATTATTGTGAAAGCTGTACTCCCGTTCCACCGTTACCACCACCCATGCTAAGCGTAGGACGACGAGTAGCTGTAACTTGAGCTGTACCACGACGACGCTTAGTAGGTTGAGTAGCTCTTTGAGTAACTGCCTTCTCTGCTGTAGGAAGCGGAGGAGGTGGTGGAGCCGGAGGTGGTGGCGGTTCGGGCATCTTAGGCTGTGAAAAACACATGGTATTATTGTACTTGTTTAGTTACTATATCTTGTTCGAGTTGGTCGTCGTAAGTCTGTTGTAAATAATTAATTACACTTCTTTGTCCTACCTTATACCATACCTC